TCAGAACGCCCTCCATACTTTGATGCGGCACGGGGCCGAGGATTCGTTGCCCGCATTCAGGAACGGGTTGCCGTCGTTCTTGGAACCGCTGTTCAGCGATGAGTCGCCGGTTTGCACGACGATGTTGCCCGCGTAGGGCTGACCCAACACGCCGAACCCGTTGCCGCTGTTGTAGATGAACCCGCCGTGGCCCCACTCGTCGCCCTCGGGCTTGATTTGCGCCACCGCGTGAATGGGCATGCCGTGTCCGAAGGGGTTCTCTTCCTCGTGACGCTGATTAGTGCCAATGTTCGCCCCGCCGTTGACCGCGCGCACGGCGAAGGTTCCCGGCGCGTAGCTGTACGTCCCGGTGATGTTGCCCGAGGAATCAACATCGCAGTAGCCCCCGTACACGCGGGGCACCACCACGTCTGCGGAATCCCGCATCTCCATGCGGACGAGGTCGAAGAAGTCCCCCGAGCCGAGGATTTCCATCTCGCCGATGTTCAGGACAGAGCCGCCGTTGAGGGCGGTGACGTTGATGCGGACGCACCGCCATTGGCCGGGGGTGGCGAGAGAGAACCGCTTCACCTCCTGGCCGGTCCACGTCACGCCGGTTTGCGCGTCAAGCTCCGTCCAGGTGGCCCCGTCATCGCTTCCCTCGAAGGTCCAGGTGTTCGGCATGGAGCCTGCCTTGCTGGCGGCGGGGCATTGCAGGGTGTAGCCGTCCACGCGGCGGGCCTCGGGGAAAGCCGCCTGGAGCCAGCCGGTGGACACGCCGTCCTGCGTCACCCAGCGGTCCTGCTCGCCGATGGAGTCGTTAAAGGCCATGTAGGGTTCGTAGTTGCTGTCGTAGACGCTGGACGCGGACAGGGTGATGCCGTCCTGGCTGTTGGCGGACATGGTGGGAACACGGTCAACGCCAGCGCGGTGGGGGCCGTACTCGGGCCGCATGGTGGTCACGCCAGCCGTCCCATCACCGTTGATAAAGACGTGGTTCCGCGTGTCATTCGTCAAGGCACTCGCCGGTACGGTCAGCGGTGCGGTCAGCCGCAGGTATCCGTCCAGGGGGCCGTCCTGGCCGAACCCCTCGGCGAAGGACAGGGCCAGGGGAGCGGAGGCCGACGCCTGGATTTCCAGGTCGCCCGCGTTGTCGGCCAGGAAGTCGGGCAGGCCGTTCGCATCGGTCGGACAGGTGAGGATGGCTTGCCTTGGTGCCTGGGAGCGGGCCTGGGGGGCCACGACCTTCGCGCCGATGTCCGCCTCGCGCAGGATGGCCGGGTCGATGTCCTCCTTGCCCGCCAGCAGGGCGTCGGTCTCCGGGGCGGTGTACCGCTCGGCCAGCCCGGCCGCGGCCCGGTCCAGCCCTTGCTGCACCGTGGCCGCGTCCAGGCCGGAGGCCGCGTCGTCGTAGAGCACGTTGGCGGCGTCGCCCCGGGTGTAGTCCTCGGTCAGCCTGGCCCAGTGGTAGGCGGAGTAGACGCCGGGCAGCACCTCCACGTCCTCCCCGGCGCTGGCCAGCCGCTGGGCCAGGTCGCGGGCCGCTTCCGCCGCCTGGCGAGCGTCCAGCGCGCCGGACTCGGCGGTTTCCGCCCCGCTTCGGGCGGCCTGGGCCGCGTCGCGGGCGGCGGCCACCCCGTCCATGTACTCTCCCGCTTCGGTCAGCCTGCTCCCGGCGCCGGAGGAGGCGGGGTACTTCAGGCAGCGGGAAAGCTCCTCCATGATCTGCTGGTCCAGCATGCGGGAGCGGTCGAACTCCCGCTCCACCAGCTCGGCGTCGAAGCCGTCCAGGTTGACCAGGTCCAGGACCTGCACCGGGCTGACCACCCGGCGGATGGTCAGGTGGTCGCCGTCGGCCAGGGGGGCGGGCAGGACCACCTCCCCGCCGTCCGGGCCGCCGCCGCTGACGGCGTAGTCCGCCTCCAGGGCCAGGGTCGTGTCGCCCGAGCCGTCCGCCGGGCTGCGGACCACCTCCAGGTCGTCCGGCTGGAAGAAGGGAAAGGGCGCGGGGAAGGAGGCGGCCTGGCCGTCCCCCCGGTAGCGCGCCCGGTTGATGGTGGTGGCGATGGTCATGCGGCGCTCCTTACAGGTTCCACGTGGTGTAGATGTCCCCCAGGTCCGAGAACATGGACCCGGCCCGCTTGAAGAGGGAGGACGCGCCCGGACCGGAGGACGAGGGCTCGTCCACCGGCTTGGCGCGATGCAGCCCGGCCCGGGAGCGCAGCTCCCAGGCCTCCCGGTCGCCCTTGCGCCGTTCCAGGTCCGCCTTGTCCGCGGCCTGGGCCGCGGCCTGGGTCATGAGGTCCATGGGCGAGTCGTCCGGAGCCAGCAGGCTGACCCCGGAAGTGGCCAGCCGCGTCCGGGCCGCGCCCTTGTCGCGCTCGGCCCGCCGCTCGATCTCCCCGGCCCTGCGGTCCGCCTCGCGCTCGGCCCGGATGGCCTTGTTCTCGGCCACCTGGGCGTTGTATTCGTTCATTCGCCGCTGGTATTCGGCCTGTCGCTCGGCCGCTGTGGTCTGGGTCTCGGCGCCGGTGAAGGATTCGATCAGGCCCGCTCCGGTGGAGAGGGCACCCATCCCGGTGCCTATGGCGGTCAGTGCCGCTGCCGACATGTGTTCCTCCAGTGGTAGTGGTGCAGGACAAGCCCGGACAGGCGGGTTGTCCCGCCCGTGGGCTTGAATCCAAGGGAGCGCAGCCACTTGGCCGCGCCCGTGTCTCCCGCCAGGCGGGTGCAAACGATCCGCTCCAGCCGCTCCGCGCGGGCCATGGCCGCCAGCATGCGGCGGGCGGCCCGGTGCAGGGCCAGCGGCCACCGGCGAATCGTCTCGGAAGCCAGGCACCAGGCCTCGCCCCGGCCGGGCCGCGCCGCGACCACCCCGCCGCAAGCCAGCACCTCCTCCCCGGCCAGCAGGGAGAAGGCCGGGCCCAGCTCGCCCGCTCGGTCCAGAAAGGCGGGCACGTCGGCGCGGGCGGCCAGCAACCGGGCGTCCGGGCCGCGCGGGGAAAGGGCGCGGGCGTGTTCGGGCTGGTAGAGAACCAGCCTGGGTTTGTCTGCGCGCGCGCTCACGGGGCCATGACCTCCAGCTTGAGCATGACCGCCAGCACGGTGCAGGGCAGGGGCAGGTCCTGGCGCAGCAGCAGGGCGGCGTCCGGCGAGGGCTCCGCCTCCAGGCTTACGGCCTTGTCCCCGGAGAACAGGGGCGCGGCCGCGCCCATGCGCTCGTCCTCGAAGGGCACCCGCTCCAGGGAGTCCTCCCCGCTGCCCGCCTTGAGCCCCAGGGAGTTGTGCAGCCGCACCGCGCCCAGAGCCACTCGCTTGATGCGCCCCTGCGAGGGCCCCAGGCCGTCGGGAAGCTCCGGCTTCATGGGCGAGAGGTCGGAGACGTAGCCCAGGCCAGCGTGGACCAGGGCAGTCGGGCGCGGCAGCTCGATCTCCCCCGCGCCCCACTCGCACGTGGCCCAGGGCGCGGAGGAGGCGTCGCCCACCACCACCTCCGGCTGTACCGTGCCGTCGGCCAGCACCTGCACCCGCCGCCCCTGCAGGTGGTCCAGGCCAAAGAGCCTGCTCACGGGCGCTGCGTGGTGGGGGGTGGCCGCGCCGTTCAGCCTCTCGGGCAGGTTGGTGCGCAGCCTGGCGCGGGCCCGGGTGGGCGAGACGATCTCCGTCAGCTCCACCTCGCAGGCGGTGTCGCGGTCCGCCGCCCCCCGGCCCAGGGTTGGGGCAGGGGCGCGCGCAGCCGGTAGCGGTCGCCCGCGGCCATGGACCCGAAGGGTGCGAAGCCCTCGGCGGTCAGGTCGGCCTGGGTTCCGGCCGGGCCAATCGGGTCGTCCGGGGTCAGGGTCAGGGTGGCGGCCGGGTCGTCGTTCCAGGCGTCCAGGCTCAGCCCGGCGTCCACGAAGAAGGCGGTTTCGGCGTGGTCGCCGGAGAAGAGCGGGGCCAGCCGCTCCACCGCGTGCCGCTTCACCCCGTCCGTCTCGCGTTCCACGCACAGCCAGACCTCGTCCTCGGCCTGGCCCGGGCCGCTCTCTGGACCGGGGATGGAGGTCAGCGAAACCACCCGGCCATCCGTGGCGTGGCGGTGCCAGCCCACCACCTTGTGCTCGCGCAGGTAGGTCAGCCCCACCAGCGCGCCGTCCTCGCGGGCAATCCAGACGATGGAGGCCGGGGATTGCTGATAGGCCCAGTCGCGGATGCGCGAAGGCCCCAGGACGTGCTCCGAGAGGATGGAGACGTCGGTGGCGGCGAAGCCGTCCTCCTCCAGGGAGTAGCGGAACTCGCGCACCACGTTGCCGGGCCGCTGGGCGAAGAGTACCGTGGACCCGGCCGTGACCGGCGGCAGGGCGGCCGAGCCGCGCACCGTCTCCCGCGAGGTCTCCACCGAGAGGGGGGTCAGCGGGTCGCCGTTGGCACCGGCCATGGTCCACTCCCCTCCGGCCGTGCCGAAGAGCAGCCGCCGCTTGCCCGGCATCATCCAGCGCACCGCGTTCACCCGGTCGGCCACGATGGTGTAGGACAGAGCGTCGTCGTCGCGCAGGGGGGTGGAGACGTTGTGGTTGTGGTAGTGTACCGTCTGCGAGCCCCAGATGCGCTGGGGGTCGTTCTCCGAGGCCGCCCACATGAGCCGCTGCTCGAAGAACTGCACGCAGGAGGGGTAATCGCCCGGCTCCTGAAAGGGGCGGCGTAGCTCCGGCGGGGTGTCGTCCAGGTCCGGGGAGCGGTCGCCCTCGTCGGTGTAGGCCGCCTCAACCGCCTTGCCCACAAAGCCGTAGACCCCGTTCACCGCCCGGTAGACCCGGTAGTGGGTGGCCCCCTCCACCGCGTCCCAGGCCAGCTCCACCCGCGCCGAGGAGGTGAGGGTGGCGGCGGCGTCCGCGACCACGACCTCGGCCGAGGCCAGGGATTCCTCGTCCGTGGGGCCGACCGAAGCCACCTTGTAGCGGTACTCGGTGGAGCCGCCGTTGCCGCCCACGGTCGCGGACGGGTTGGCCGGGGCTGGGATGTCCGGGCCGAAGGCCACCGGCTCGAACCGCCAGTCGTCGTGGCCGTGGCGGATCAGCTTGTGGGGTGGAGTGTCCGCCTGGGCGAAGTACATGACGTCCGCTGTCTGGCAGAAACGCAGGGACCACACCTTGGCCTCGGTGTCGAAGGGTGTGCTTGTCCGGTACGGCTGGCCCTCCCCGTCCAGCACCTGTCCGCCGTCCTTGAAGACGCGCATGGTCCCCTGCCCGGCCTCGTCCACGAAGAACTCCAGCACGTAGGCCTGCAGGGTGGAGAACTGGAAGGGCACCAGCCTGGAGGGGAAGGACGGGTTGCCCGCCACGGCCGCGTGGCGCGTGCCGGGGCGGCGGTAGGCCGGGCCGTGGGGCATGACGCAGAAGTTGACCAGGGAGCGGCAGCCCTGCGGGTAGCGTTCCTGGTCGGTGCGGGCGTCCATGAGGGGGGACAGCTCCCCGGCGTTGAAGGAGGCCTGCACCCAGTTCACGGCTTGCATGTCACCACCTCGCTTCCAGCCAGGGGTTATCGTCGCGGGGGCGGTGCAGCCCCTCGGCGGCGTCGGACTCGCGGGCGGCCTCCAAGAGCGCCTCGTAGCGGCCCCTGGCCTGGGCCTCCAGCTCGGCGGAGTGGGTCAGGGGCGAGGCCAGCAGGGAGGCCAGGTAGGCGGCCAGGGCGCGGCGGAACAGGGCGGGGAAGCGCGCCGGGTCGGTCACGTCCAGGGTGTAGACCAGCCGGGCGGGCGAGGCGTCCGTCTCCAGGCCCAGGGAGGTGGGCTCGAAAGGGGCCTCGGGCTCCAGGCGGCGGGCGGCCAGGCAGTCGCTGGGCAGGGCGTAGGCGCGGGCGAAGCCGAAGCGCGGGGCCGTGTCCAGCCGGGCCAGCACGGCCCGGGCCGTGGCGAAGGACCAGTGGTGGGCCTCCAGCACCTCGCGCCGGGCGGTGTGGTAGTGCAGGCGGCACAGCCGCGCCGCCCGGGAGGACTCCTCCAGGGAGCCCACCGGACCCACGCCCAGGCTGGTCAGGGCCAGGTTGCAGAGTTCCACTTGGGAAGGGGCGGCCACGGGCTAGACCCTCCCCCGGCCGGATCGCCCGGGCTGCCCGGTTCGGCCGGGTCGCGCGGCATAGCCGCAGGCGCGGGTGCCCTTGGACCCGGACACCGGCTCCAGGAAGGGGGGCACGGGCTCGTCCATGGGTTTCTCCACCCAGTCCCCGGCCTCCACGAAGCGGCCGCTGTGGTCAAAGCCGGACCGCCGCGCGCGGTAGGTGATGTGCGTTCGCATGGCGTCTCCAGGGGGTTGGGGCCTCCCGCCCCCGGATGTCTGGGAGCGGGAGGCCCTGGTTGGGAGAGAGGGTTCTAGCGAGCCAGGTACTCCAGCCAGGCGTCCACCGCGCCGGTGGCGGCGGCGTCGGTGGTGGCCAGGGTCAGGCGGGCGTGCTTCTTCAGGGTGGAGGGCACGGCCAGGCGGCAGACCACCTCGCCTTCCTCGAAAGCCAGGGGGCCGGAGGCGGAGACGGCGGCGAACTGCTCGCCCACGTTGGCGAAGGCCTCCTGGACGCCGTCGTCCGCCGAGTGCTCCAGGCCGATGGTCAGGGTGGCGTCCTGGGCCAGGGAGATGTCGCTGGCGGCCGTCACCACCACCTCCAGCGCGCCCATGGCCCCGGCGAACTCCAGGGAGCCATGGTTGCCGAAGGCGGTGGCGTTCTGGGGCAGGTCCTGTTCCGTGGCCAGGTGGTCGGCGGCGGATTTCACGGTGTGCTTGTACATGCGGGCTCCTTTAGTTGAGGCTGAGGGCGGCCTCGACGCCCTCCAGGAAGTTGTAGGAGGTGACGATGGGCACGCCGTTCCACATCTCGAAGGTGCGATCCACGTCGCGGGTGGCGGGCACGGTCTGCAGGCTGCCCGCGCCGGTGGCGGAGCCCCCGGCCTTGTAGACGTTGAGCATGTTCTTGCAGCGGGGGTGCATGAGCAGCTTGGTGTCCTTGGGGTCGGCCCGCACTCCGGCCAGGAGGTCGTCGATCTGGGCCGCGGTGGGCACGTTGGCGGCGTTGATGTTGCAAACGGCGCCCACGGTGCGCTCGTCCGCGATCTGGATGCCGAAGTAGCCCTTGAGGCGCACGCCGTAGACCAGCACCCCGGAGGCGTTCTTGTAGAGGCCGCCGCCGTTGATGGGCGTCACGTCGAGCATGGCCCCGCGCTTGAAGCCCTCCGGGGAGTAGAGGCCGCAGGTGACGCCCTTTTCGAAGCGCACGGCCAGGATGGAGTAGCAGTCGTCGGTGGCGGCCCCGGCGGACACGGCCCGGCCCTGGTCAACGGCGAAGGCGCGGAAGTTGTCGTAGAGAATGCGGCTCTCGGCGGTGGTGCCGGACTGGCGCAGCACGGCCTCCATGCGGCGGGCGAAGTACTTCTCCTTGCCGCCGAACATGCGGGCCTTGTCCTCGGGCACCTCCATCTCGCCGCCCATGATGGACAGGTCCACTTTCTTCAGCTCGGAGTCGGCCGAAACGCTGGGCAGGAGGGCGTTCATGTCCACCCAGCCCGCGCCGGAGACGCCGGTGAGGTCCTCGTAGGCGTTCCACAGGCCGTGGGAGGCCTCCTGGAAGGGAATGACGTCCAGGATGGGGGCCTTCTCCGTGAGGCTGTCCACCTGACGGGGCTGTTTCTTGGCGTACTGAACGGAAAGATCGCGCAGGGTGCTGGCGCTCATCTAGTTGTCTCCTTTGCGGGCGTTGGCGAAGGCTTCGGTGATGAATTCCTCGGGAGACATCTCCCGCATGTCCGGCTGGTGCGAGCCGCCGCGCGGCGGGCCGGAGTCCTCGGCCACGGTGCGGGCCAGCCACAGCAGCATGCGCCCCAGGGCGGGGTTGTCGCCCGCCTCCTCGCGCACCCACTGCCCGAAGCCGGGGGCCTGGGCGTCCACGTAGGCCACGGCCCGCTTGACCTGGGCCAGGTTGTTCTCGAAGTCCGGGCCCCACTCGCGGCGCAGGGCGTCCTCGGTCTGTTTGCGGCGCTGGTGCAGCACGCGCTGGGCCTGGGAGAGGTGGAAGGAGGCCAGCTCCCGCGCCAGCTCCGGGCTCAGCTCGCGCTTGGCCGCGAAGGCGCGGAACTCCTCGGCCATGGGGTCGCCGTCCATCTCGCGGGGCAGGCCCAGGTCGTAGTCCCCGGGCTTGCCGGGGTGGGTTCCGGCCTGTCCGGCACCCTGTCCGGGTTTGCGGGGCGTCTCGCCCCCGTCGGGGTTGATCAGCATTGGTCGCCTCCGTCTGGTTGGGGTTCACACACGGCCGCCTGGTGGTCGGCGGCCCACAGCCTGGCTGCCAGGGACAGCATCTGGGCGAAGCGTTCTGGCGAAGCCACGGCCATCTCCGCCTCGCGGTCGCGCACGTAGTCCGCCAGGGCGGCGTTGCCGGGCAGGGTGGCCGGGTCGCCGCCCAGCCGCTCCCCCGCCCCGGCCGCCTCGCGCAGCCTCCACAGCACGCGCATGCCCGCGCCCGAGGGCAGCTCCATGACCTCCCGCAGGTCGGCCAGGTACCGCTCGACCTCTGTTTCCGCCGGGCCGGGGTCGAGGATGGGCTCGTGCCAGGGGAAGGGGTTCACGCCGTCCTCCCGGGGGTGGCGTCGCGGGCCGCGCGCAGCTCCTCCGGCAGCCTGGGCTGGGCTCGCAGGGAGCGGTTGGAGCCGCAGCGGGGGCAGCGCAGGGCGCACAGGGAGGCGGCCGTGGCGAAGGCCTTGCCGCACTCCCCGCAGGTCACGTCCTTGACAGGGTTCACGTCAGCACCTCCGTCAGCCGGGTCAGGGCGTTGTCCCCATCGGTGTCGATCTCCGAGAGGGTCTTGGCCGCCTGCACCAGCTCCTTGCCCTGGCGCACGCTCGTTTCCGCGGCCTGGGCTTGCGCCTGGGCCTGGGCCTGCGCCCTGGCAGCTTCGGCCTTCTCCTTGCGCATGGCCGCCACCTGTTCGTCCGGCCGCACCACAGAGGCGGGCACCCCGGTGGAGCGGGCCAGCTCGTCCAGGGCCTGCTCGAAGTCGATCTTGTCCAGGGCATCCGGGGCCAGCCCGGCCACGTTGCCCACCATGGACAGCATGGACAGGATGGACTGCGACCCGGCCATTTTCTGGGCCTGGGCCAGGGTGGAGACGTACTCCGCCTTGAGCCTGCCGCCCTGTTTGGCGTACTCCGCCAGCTCCGCCGGGGGCCGGGGCAGCTCGCCCGAGCGCAGCAGCAGCCGGAAGACCCTGGTGGTCAGAGGGTCCAGCATCTCCGATTGCAACCGCTCCACGATGGGCCCCAGCATGAGCAGCTTCTCGGCCTGCTTCTCCATGACCTCGGTGGCCGTGACCCCGCTGCGGTCCACATTGGAGATCATCAGGAAGAGGTCGTTGAAGAAGCCCGCCCTGATGGCCGCCCGCACGTCCTCGATGACGTGGCTCACCTCGGCCAGGGGCACGCGGGTCTCGTACAGCGGGGCCAGGCCGTCCGCCTGCTGCGGGTTGACGTAGTTCTGCCCGCCGGGGATGAGGTTCAGCCTGCGGGCGTACTTGGAGGGCACCCGCATGGGCGGGCGCAGCCCCATGTGCACGGCCTGCAGGCGGCCCTTGGCCATCTCCTGCAGCATCTTCACGTCGGGCAGCACGGTCATGCCCGGACCCCGGCCGTATTCCTCCGACCCGGTCACGTCCCAGCGCGGGCAGAGGTAGGGGAACTCGTCGAAGCCCCCCTCGCTGAGCAGCTCCCCCCCGCCCTCCTCGAAGGCGTAGGCAGCGAACGGTTTGCCCGGTGCGCGCACACTGTCCTCGCGGGGCATGGTCAGGTGGACCACCTCCACCCGCTCGTCGCCCTGGTCCTTGTCCAGCAGCCGCCTGGCGCTCTCGGAGAGGCGGTCGCGGCCGTAGCGCTCGGCCAACACCCGCACGGGCACCTCCCGCCGCCGGGCCACTGTGTCGATCATGCCGGAGGAGCCCTCGCTCCAGGCGAACTCGCCGAAGGTCAGGCAGGTGAAGCGCAGGGAGCGTTCCGGGTCGGACTCCGCCAGCAGGCAGGCCGAGCCGAAGACCCCCAGCTCCAGGTACAGGGCGTGGGCCGCCTGGTAGAAGCCGGAGCGGCGGTAGGCCGCGTAGAGCCGGTTTTCGCAGGCCGCCAGCCAGTCCCGCACCGGGCCGCGCTCCATGAGGTCCGGGTCGGACAGGGAGAGGCGGAACCAGGGCCGCGCCGGGGAGGTCAGCCCGCCGTGCAGCCCCGCGGCCATGATCTGGGCCGCGCGGGTGGCGGTGGAGTCGATGACCCGGCCCATGCGCTTCTCCCCGGGACCGGACTGGCCGGGAAAGCAGCCCTTGTCCGGGGCCACGTGCTCGGCCACCTCGCGGGCGTGCTCCAGCCAGGGCCGGCGCGCGTCCTCCAGCCGGCGGGCGGTGTCCCGCGCCAGGCGCAGGGTTTCCTTGCCGCTTGCCACGATCACTCTCCCAGCAGGGATTTGCGGGCCACGTCGGCCCGGCCCATGTCCTCGCCGCGCGGGGCGAACAGGGAGTCGCCCCGGCCAGCCTTCATCCGGCGCGCCTTGCGGATGCTTTCCTCGGTCTCCTTGCGCCGGGCGCGCTCCATTTCCGATTCGCCCGGTTCGGGCGGGGGAGGCGGCTTGGGCGGTTCCGGAGGGGGCGGCGGCGAAGGGGGTGAGGGGGAAAAGACGCTACCCATGGTGCAGCTCCTTTGGAGTTAGATGTGTCAGCACAAGGCCCTCCACCCGGCCGTCGCGCGCGTGGCGCGCGCCGCAGGGCAGGTAGCCCGAGGGCCGAAAGCCCAGGCGCTTGCCGAAGGCCAGGGCCGCGCGGTTGGATTCGGGCAGAAGGCCGTAGACCGCGTGGAAACGGGGCTCGCCGTCCGGCGTGCGGGCGGAGAGCAGAAAGGCCAGGAAGAAGCGGGCCAGGGGCTCGGCCAGCCGGGCCCGCAGGCTCCAGCGGAAGAAGCAGAAGTGGACGCGCACCGCCCCGCCCTCGGGGTGGGTCAGCCAGGCGTAGGCAGCCGGGCGCGCGCGCCCTTCGGCGAAGCCCGCGTAGACCGCCGCCTCGCCGGACAGGGCGCGCTCGGCGAAGTCCTCGGCCGAGGCCACGTTTCCGTCGTAGAAAACCGTGTCCACTAGGCCGTCGTCCTCGGTCATGTCCCACAGTTGGCGGGCCAGTTCGCGGTCCAGGCGGGGGTCGCCCTCGCCCAGCAGAAGAAGGCGGTAGCTCATTGGAACAACTCATAGTCCGAGGTTGCCGCCCCCTCGCCCTCCAGCAGAAGGCGGGCGGGCAGGGGCCGGGAGGCGTCCCGGCCGCTCATGACCAGGTAGCGGGCCGCGTCCAGAAGGTGGTCGCGCTCCTTGACCACGCGGCCCTGTTCGTCGCGGCGGTAGAGCCGGTACTCCTCGAAGAAGCCGGAGAGGGAGGCGAAGACCTTCAGCCTGCCCGTGGAAAGGAGGGACCAGACCGAGTACAGGCCGGACTCCACACCGTTGTCCGCCGGGGTCAGCTCCAGACCCCGCTCCTGGTAGATGTCCATCAGCCGCGCGCCGTCCGCCTGGGCGCGGCCCCGGGCGGCAGGGTCCACCACCCCGCCGATCCAGCCGCCCCGCGCCTTGAGCGCGGCGGCGTGCACCTCTGGCTCGGCCAGGCCGCGCTTGTACTCGGCGTAGAGGTAGAGGGAGTCCGTGGCCGGATCCCAGGCCCCCCAGACAGCGGCCGTGGCCCGCCAGCCCACGTCCAGGCCGAAGGCGCGCGGCCAGTGCGGCGGGATGGGGAAGTCCTCCACCTTCACCTCGTCCTCGGCCACGGGGTAGACCGCGCCCGCGCCCAGCCTGGGCACGCCGCGCGAGCGCGCCTCCCGCTGGTGCGGGGGGCAGGCGGCCCACAGCTCCTCCCGCGCCTCGGGGGAAAGGTGGGGGGCGTCGTCCCAGGTGGCGGCCACTACGGCCTTGCCAGTCCCGTTCTCCCCCTGGCCGGGCGCGGGCGCCTCGCCGCCGGGCAGAAAGGAGAGCACCACCTCGGACAGCCCCAGCAGCGGGGTGAAGGTGAGCATGACCAGCCCGCCCGTGGTCATGGTGCGCATGAGGCACTCGGCGTAGACGTCCATGGGCGGCTCCTCGTCCAGCCAGACCACGTCCTGGGCCGTGCCCTGGAAGGAGCGCCGCTTCTGGTCGAAGGACTTGAACTTCAGGGTGGAGGTTCCGCCCGAGACGTGGGCCACCCGCACCCGGTCCACGGCGTCGGCCACGCCGCCGCCCCGGCGGACCACCTGGCGCAGGCTGTCCGAAGGGATCAGCCCGGTGCCGGGTTCGCCAGGCTCGCCCAGCATGACCCGCTGCAGGATGTCGCGGGTGGTCTCCGAGGTGTCGCCCGCGGCCCAGGCGCGGATGGGCCTGTGGAACCGCCGCCCCTCCCACCAGTCCGGGTAGAGGCCGGTCAGGTGCAGGGCCAGCTCGTAGCCGCCCACGCCCTCGGTCTTGCCCACCCGGTTGGCCGCCAGCATGAGCCGCTGGCGGTGGTCCGCGCCCAACCGGAAGAACTCCATGTGGCGGGGGTAGCCGGAGCGGGCCAGGGGGCCTTCGTCCGGGTAGTAGCCGAACAGCCTGCGCCCCCGCGCCCTCCGGGCCTGCTCCTCCAGCAGCCGGGCCTTCTCCGCCAGCAGGTCGCGTTTAGCGGTCAAGCTCCACCTCCAACGCCTTGACCCGGGCCGCAAGCTCCGCGTCGCTTAGCCCGGCCAGCTCGTCAGCCGGGGCGGAACGCTTGGACAGCCACTCCTTGGCCGCGCCCGGGTCGGGCGGCACCCGTTTGCGCACCACCCGTTCCTCCTTCACCTCCAGGGCGGTGGTGCCGTCCTCCCGCGTCACCGGCACGCGCTTGCGTGTCACCTCGGCCACGGAGAACCCCACCGCGCGGCGGTACAGCGCCCGCTCCACCCGGCCGTCGAAGGTCCGCTTGCCATCGGTCACGGCCCGGGCGAACTCCGGCTTCTCCCGCCGCCACTGCTGCACCGTGGACTTGGCCACGCCCAGCAGCTCGGCCAGCTTGGCGTCGGAAAACCCCTCACGGCAGGCCACCCGGGCCATGCGGCAGAAATCCCGGCGGTACTTGCTTTTGGCGGGCATCAGCTCCTCCCCCACAGGCGGAAAAGCCACTGCCCGGCCAGCACGCCCAGGGAGGCCAGCACGGACGAGGCGGCGGCCAGGCGGGACTGGCCCCGCTCCACCGCCTCCAGCCGCTTCTGGGCCTCGGCGATATCGGCGTTCAGACTGTCCAGCCGCTTGGCCCGCTCGGCGCACCGCTCGGCCAGCCTGGCCTCAATGCGGCCCACGGCCACCAGCAGCTCGCCCTGGCCATGGCGCAGGGCGTCCACCGCCTCCCACAGATTGTGGATGTCGCGCTCGCTCATCCGGACACCTCCGCGTACTTGGCGGCCAGCCGCCGCGAGGTGGCGTTGTCCGGCATGCCGCCCAGGCCGGGGCGGCCCAGGCGCAGCTTCACCGCGCCTTTGTCAAAGGCGGAGCGGCCCAGGAAATAGTAGCCGTAGACCCACAGGCTCATCTCGGTGAGGGCCGCGAACTTGGCTTCCTCGGCCACGCCCCAGAATGTCCCGGCCACCACCGCGAAAGTGAGGCACAGCAGGCACAACGGCCGCACGTTGCGCGACAGCGCCGTGCCGTGGCGCATGTCCGCCTGGTGGCGCCTGGTCAGCTCCTTTTGCAGCCCCATCTCCACCCCGGCCCAGACCTTCTCGAACTCCAGGGCGAACTCCTGGCGCGTTCGCACCAGCTCCACCGCCTCCTCCGGGCTGGCCGCTCCGGTCACGCGCATGGCCACCCCGGCGGCTTTCTCCGCCACCCGCTGCGCCTCGCTGCCCTCCCCCGCCAACCACTTGGCGATGGTCGGAGCCACCGAGGCCAATCCGGCTATGATGCTCACGGGATCCAT